CAAAGAAATTGATATTCAGCCTGAAGGTAGTGATTTACGTGGTATTGGTGTATCAGTAGGTGACATTGAAACTGATATGCAAGCGGGTGAGGATGCTACTGCCGCAGAAGCAATGCCAATGGATCCTTCATTAGATGCCGCAGGTCAAGTACCGCAGCCAGGACAAGCACAACCGGGACAGAATATGCCAGCACCCGGCGGTACGGGAATGTAATAAGATAAATAACTGTATGAAATTATTTGAAATGTTTGATCCAGCCACAGCAGGTTATCAAGACGTAAGTGCTGATAACAGTAAACCAAAGTGGAGAGAAAGCCGTAAGACGAAACTTACATTAAAACAAATACGTAAATTACGTAAGATGAATGATGTACGTAATTATGAAAAGGTCAATTATCTTAAAAAGATACATCAACAATATGCACCTAAAGCAGAAGGTGCCCCTTCAATATAATGAATAGTAATATTCTAACTAAAAACGTAAAAAAACAGCACTTATTGTGCTGTTTTTTTTGATACCCACTAAATAACTCTACAAAGCCATTTTAATTCAGGAGACCACAATGGACAACAAAAAATTTGAACAACTGATTGATTTGATTATCAATGAGAATGAAGAACAAGCACGTGCATTATTTCACGATATCGTAGTTGAGAAAAGCCGCGAAATCTATGAAGGAATGATGGATGATGAAATGGGTGAAGGCATGGGCGGTCAAGTAGGTGATCTACTTGATGAGATCGATGTTGAAGAACAAGGCATGGCCGAAGGTGAAGATGATGACTTAGAGTTTGATTCTGATGAAGATGAAGTAATCGACATTGAAGATGGCGAAGATGACATGGATGGCGAAGAAGGTCTAGAAGACCGTGTTGTTGATTTGGAAGACAAGCTTGACCAATTAATGGCTGAGTTTGAAGATATCATGGCAGGTGATGATGAAGAAGTTGACGGTGACGAGAGTGACGCTGAGTTTGATGACGAAGCAGAAGAAGCCGGTGATGACTTCACTAAAGACCTAGAAGGCGCACGTGATGAAGAAGATGCAATGATGGAAGCTATCACATTAAAGAAAGTTTCTGTAACTCACGGTGACAACGGTGTTCAAAATAAGAGCACAGTTGATGCAAACAGCGGTCAAGCTGGAATGGATTCTAGACCAGTTAAGTTCAGTGGTTCAAGTGAATCAGTTCCAACAGGACCAAAAGGCCCGAGCAATGCTTATACTAAAGGTGAATCATCTGTAAAAGATGCTAACAATTGGAAGAATGCTCCAGCACAAAACAATGCAGACTTAGAATCAGCACCAAAGCCAGTCACTAAAGACGAAGCAGGTAAAGTTCGTAGTCCAGTAGCTGAGTCACGTAGAACTCCTGCTAAAAGACGCATTTAAGGAATCTGAGAGAAAATGGCTTATCTTAAAGAGCACTTGACATTTGACCGCGCAGGTATGGTGGTTGAGTCTGTCAGTGAAGGCGACAAGAAGAACCTTTATATGAAGGGCATCTTCATCCAGGGCGGGGTAAAGAACGCTAATGAGCGTGTTTACCCTGTTTCTGAGATTGAAACCGCTGTACAAACTCTAAATGAGCAAATCACAGAAGGCTACTCAGTATTAGGTGAAGTAGATCACCCAGATGATTTAAAGATTAATTTAGACCGTGTGTCACATATGATAACAAGTATGTGGATGGACGGAGCTAATGGCTTCGGCAAATTAAAGATTTTACCAACTCCAATGGGTGAATTAGTTAAAACTATGTTGGAGAGTGGTGTGAAACTCGGCGTATCAAGTCGTGGAAGCGGAAACGTTGACGACATGAACGGCAAAGTAAGTGACTTTGAAATAGTCACCGTGGATATTGTTGCACAACCTAGCGCACCAAATGCGTATCCTAAGGCAATCTATGAAGGTATGATGAATATGCGTCATGGTCATAAATTGTTGGATATTGCAAAGGACGCAAGAGGCGACAAGAAAGTAGAGAAGTACTTGAAAGAGGAAGTAATGCGCCTTATCAAGGATCTCAAAATTAACAAAGGGGAATAAGCATGTTTGATGCTATCAAGCCATTACTTGACAGTGGACTTATCAATGAAGATGTAGGGGCTCAGTTAAATGAGGCCTGGGAATCTAAATTGAATGAGGCTCGCCAACAAGTTCGTGCAGAATTACACGAAGAATTCGCACAACGTTATGAACATGACAGAAGCGTGATGGTAGAAGCCCTTGACAAGATGGTTACAGAAAGCCTATCAGAAGAAATTGAAGAATTTCACTCTGAGAAGCAAGCAATGAACGAAGACCGTGTGAAAGCACAAATGAAACTACGTGAATCTGCTACAAAATTCAATGATTTTATGGTTACTAAACTAGCTGAAGAAATCAAAGAACTACGTTCAGACCGTATTATCGCTAAAGAAAGTCAACAAAAGCTAGAACAATTTATTGTTCACGCACTAGCCCGTGAAATCAAAGAGTTCTCTCAAGATAAGCAGGCAGTTGTTGAAGCTAAGGTCAAGTTAGTTGCAGAAGGTCGTCAACAATTAGAAAAACTTAAAGCACGTTTTGTTGCTGAAAGTGCTAAGAAGTTGTCTGTTGCTGTAGCAGGACAGTTAAAGGGTGAATTAGGCCAATTGAAAGAAGATATCAAAATTGCAAAAGAAAACAGTTTTGGTCGTAGAATTTTCGAAAGTTTTGCAGGTGAATTCTCAGTTACTCATTTAAATGACAAAGCTGAGACAAGAAAACTAATGCAAAAATTAGAAGATAAAGATCGTCAATTAGCAGAATCCATTACACAAATCAACAACACTAAAAAGTTAGTTGAATCAAAAGAACGTGAAGTTCGTATTATTAAAGAGTCAAATATTCGTGAGAAGACCATGACTGAGTTACTTTCTACTCTTAATGAGGAAAAAGCAACAGTAATGCAGAACTTACTAGAGAGTGTGCAAACAGGTAAACTGCAAGCTACTTTCGATAAGTATCTACCAGCCGTACTAAACACTGGCACCGTTAAGAAGTCTGTAAAGACTAACTTAGCAGAGTCAAAGATGATTAGTGAAGTTACAGGGGATAAAGCTGCCAAACAAGAAGTTGATATGGAACAACGTGACAACGTTATCGATATCAAGCGTCTGGCAGGGCTTTAATTAAAAAGACATAGATTAGGAGAAATATAAATGTCAAAAGTTCTATTAGAAAGCCGTTGGGACGAGACCAAGGAAGCTCTGTTAGAAGGCTTAAAGGGCACTCGCCGCTCAACTATGGGTGTTATCTTAGAAAATACTAAGAAACAACTACTTGCTGAATCTTCAGCAGGTACAACTACAGCTGGTAACATCGCTACATTAAACCGTGTTATTCTACCAGTTATCCGTCGTGTTATGCCAACTGTTATTGCTAACGAGTTGGTTGGCGTTCAGCCAATGACTGGCCCAGTTGGTCAGATCCATACACTACGTGTACGTTATGCACAAAACTTAGTGGACAACTCTGCCGCTCAAACTAGCGTTACTGCTGGTCAAGAAGCGTTGAGCCCATTCACTATTGCTCAAGCATATTCACGTCAGCCATCTAATGATGCAACTGCAACAGGTTACACAGGTAACAACACTGCGGCTCTTGAAGGTAACGGAGGTCGTCAGATTTCTGTTCAAATCTTGCGTCAAGCTGTTGAAGCTAAGTCACGTAAGTTGCAAGCACGTTGGACATTTGAGGCAGCACAAGATGCTCAGTCTCAACATGGTATTGACGTAGAAGCAGAAATCATGGCAGCTCTTGCACAAGAGATTACTGCTGAGATTGACCAAGAGATTCTATTGTCATTGCGTACATTAGCATCTACAGAGTATACATACAACCAAGCTACTGTATCAGGTACAGCTACTTACGTTGGTGACGAACACGCTGCCTTAGCTGTTCTAATCAACCGTGTTGCTAACTTGATCGCCCAACGTACACGTCGTGGCGCAGGTAACTGGGCTGTTGTTTCTAGCGCCGCATTAACAGTATTGCAATCTGCAACTACTTCAGCGTTTGCTCGTACAACAGAAGGTACATTCGAAGCTCCAACTAACACTAAGTTCGTTGGTACATTGAACGGCGCTATGCGTGTGTTCGTTGACTCTTATGCTCCTGATACAACACCTGTATTGGTTGGTTATAAGGGTTCTAGCGAAACTGACGCGGCAGCATTCTATTGCCCATACATTCCATTGATGAGCAGTGGTGTTGTTCTAGATCCATCAACATTCGAACCAGTCGTATCATTTATGACACGTTATGGTTACATCGAATTAACTAACACTGCATCATCTTTCGGTAATGCGGCTGATTACGTTGGTGAAATCGCAGTTCAAAATCTTACATTCCAATAAATCGGAATCCTCTGTTCGGGAAACACATACTACGGTCTGTGTCACAGGAAGGAACAAAGAAGCACTCTCAGGGTGCTTTTTTGTTGGCTACAAAGTGTAGTCAGTGTCAACTGTAATATCTAAAATACTCTTACGCTTCTCTTTTTCTTTCTTCTGATGAAGTCTGTTACAGTTAGCACATAACGTTTTTAAATTAGACTTGCTCTTGTTCTTCTTGTTACCATCCTTGTAAACAATATCAAGTTGGCACTTGTCTTCAGGGACAAATCCGCACTTCTCACACTTATTTTTCTTATGTAATAAGTAACCATGTTTTGGATTGTACGCAGCCTTACTACATTCAACACAATACTTGTGCCATTTCTTAAAGCCATGTTTACTAATGCCATTAGGTTTTGCTAATGAAATATGGCAGTGTTCACATAGTGGTCTCGGATGTTGTCTGGTAAGCATAACGTATTTAGAAAAAAGATTTCCAGGGTGCTTTTTTCACTCAATTTAAATATGGGTTTTAGATAAATACTACAATACGTTATAATAACTCGGGATAAACTATGGCATCAGATGCGTTCAATAC